TGAGGTATCACCAATTGGATCAAAGATTAGAAAAACTAGAACAAGATATCAAAGAAGTGCGTAAAGATGTTATAGATGGACAGAAGAGTTTGAAAACAACCATCATTACGACATCTGGCACAATAATTGTTGCTATCTTGGCGTTAATAGGCACTATCTTGACTGTATTTGCTGGCAAATAACAGTATCTTTTGGTAAGAAATATAAAAAGGTCTTTTATAGGCCTTTTTGTGTCTATATACATGGTTTTCACATTAACCTGACATTTGCGACCCATATTTTAAATATCAGTATGGACCAAAAACAATTTGAACAAAAACTATCAGAAGTTGCTGAATGGCGACGTGAACCATTAAGCAATGAAAATCTGCACAAGGGCGGCTATGAATACCTAGCAGAAGTTCCAACCAAGATAGTGATCAAAAAAATCAAACCCACTGCCTGTCCATATGTTGAAGGCAACACTGATTGTGATATCAGTTGTAAATTTTATGAACATTTGGGTCAACGTATATTTGTTAGACGTTGCCAAAACTGCAGACATGTGATCACACCCAAAGGACATGTGTTCTACATGCCCAGTGTGCATAATATTGCCGCAAGAGTAGTGTTCGTAGATCGTGATGATAAATAGTGTTAGCGGATAACATTCTCTGTTAATTAAGGTCTGTCAACTTTAATCAAAATACTCACGTCACTTACAGCCATTGGTGACACATCCGTTAGAAGGCTCACTCCCGGTGGGCCTTCGTCTTTTCTGCTTGTTTTCCTGTGGTTTTGACTGTATAATATAAATACATATGACAGACAGGAGAATACAATGGCTATCAATCAACCCTATGTAATTTTAGAACAGCGAGAAATTGGTTCCAAATATGGAGGAACTGTTATTCGCATAACCATGGTTGGCATCAAAGACCGCAACCAATATACCACCTATGTGGATCACAGAAATAGGAATCATGCGTTTTGGGATCACATCACTAGAAATCCTCATCATGGCTTTGTGATCAGAGGATTGAAACTGAAAAAGAATAAAGACTTTTTGGTTTCCGCTGACAGCCGTCCAATCATAGAATGGCAGCACGATAACCCAGAAGTTATCTTTGGCCAGTTAAAAGATATCTGGGATGAAGAAGATCGCAAGGCCAGTGCTGGCACTTTTAGAGATTTATTCAACTAAGGAGAACGTAAAATGGCATTCTATGGTTCTATTGAAAATGCATGGGATAAACATCACAATTGCCAAATTGTAATTCATTGGAAAGAATTTACCAATGGAGATATTGTTCCTGGATTATATTGTAAAGATTATGGTATTTGGATCCAATGGTTAGATGTTATAACAGCAAATGAATTAATCAGCAATGGCATAGAAGTAGTTACAACACAACCAAAAAAACGCAATGGACACACATGGCTTGATCCAAAGGTATTAAGTATATGAATTATACACCAAACTTTACAGATCCTAGAATTATTAAAGCACTAACCAAAGCTTTAGATTGGTGTTCTACATATCTAAATCATAATCGTCAACAATGGTTGTCTACTAGAGAAATACAACGCCAGCTAGGCAGTCAAAGTAGACCACTGGGTCGTTGGCTAAAGAATAGATTATTGATCTGCACCAATCCTTATTATAACAGTCTAGCTGGTGTCTGCAAATCATACAAATTAAATCCAGATGGTTATACAAATATCTGTGCAATCATTAATTATATTCCAAAAATTAAAGTCAATATCAAACAACAACAGGAACTAGACACAGGTGAATTCCTTTATGTGGAGAAATCCAATAGAGAATACCACCCCTTGCAAAATTTACCTAAACGTATCAAACAACCCTTGTTGAATGCCAGAGGTTATAGACATGAATATGACATCCAATGCTGTGCTCAAACACTGATCCTACAACATGCAAGACAATTGGGATTTGCAAAAGCAACACCTCTGTTAGATCTCTATATCAATGACAGGACTGATGTGAGATCAAATATCAGTAAACGCACTGGATTAGACATTGCCACTGTGAAAAAGATCTTAACAGCCATACTCAATGGAGGAACTATCAGTGCTTGGCATGAAAACATGATCTTCTCCTATGTGGATTACAATCGTCTAATGATTGACATCCTCAGAGAGGATGTTTACATCCAAGGATATCAAAGAGAAGTCAGGGATATGTGGAAATTCATTAGGAGTTATCAGTCACTTGAGCGGGGAGAACGATTCAATGCCAAGATGAAGAGTGGAATATACAGGCAGTTAGAGGAATCAGTGAGGGTGGTGATTAAGAGGCATTTACGGAGGACTCATAACAGGGCTTTTATAGAACATGATGGTTGGAGTTGTCAGAGCGCAGTTGATATTGATCAATTGAAGCTGGAAGTTAAACAACAAACTGGATTTGTGATTGAACTTGATTGGACAATACATGAATATGTTGACGCTTACTAATACACACAGCCCACACAGCAGCATATAGTGTAACGGTTCTCCAAAATGAAGCTAGGTTGCCACATACCCAACGAACAATTTGACATGATATATCCTTATATTGATTGCCTTTTTGCCAATCCAATAGATGAAGAATATATTCTCTATGACCCCAGTGACAGATGTCTGTTGATGTTGGCCTTGTGGGATATTCACACATATGCTTGTGATTAATTTACTATAGAAAGGATTAAAATAAATAAGACTATGCCAAGACAAGGACCAAGACCACATACATGGAAGGCAGGACCAGATCCTATCAACCACGCACTATATCTTCAATGTCAACGTGCCAGAGCACAGGCCAAATACCGCAAAGAAGAATGGTATATTACAGAACCAGAATACATTCAATTATGGTTAGAGGACGATAGATACAAATACAAAGGACGTCATCCAGAAGATCTCTGCATGACACGCCGGGACTTTGAAAAACCCTGGACTGTGGACAATGTTTTATTCATTACTAGACACGAACATTACAAGACCAGCAATGACCATAAGGTAGAATAATATGTTTGATCCCAATTTTGATCCCATGAAGATATTAGAGGAACTACATAGAAACCAAGCCATTCTTAATGAAAATCAAGCCAAGTTAGCCATGAGTATGCAACAGATAGTTAATAGACTAAATCAACAGGATCAAGATCTTTCTAATCTGTATTCAGCTGTTGAATCAACTAACAAGGCCAATGAAATATTATTGCAGGGTATGGCCTCAGATATACAACAAAAATTAAAGGAGCAGTTTAAATGACCAAGCCAGCAATAACATTTCGCAGTGTTAAAGACGCAGCCTTAACCTATTCAGAATTAGATACTAATTTTCAAAACCTCAAAGACGCAACTATTACAGTTGCAGGTGACACAGGATCTATTGTCAATGACCTAAACGGGTCAATGACCGTTGCAGGCGGCACAGCATTGACCACTAGTGTTGCCGGCACCACGCTGACTGTTAATTTAGATAACACAGCAGTGACACCGGGGTCATATACCAATGCAAACATCACAGTTGACGCACAGGGTCGTATTACTCTAGCAGCCAATGGCACTGGTGGTTCATTGGCCAATGTAGTAGAAGATACAACACCGCAGCTAGGTGGAGATTTAGATGTTAATGGATTTGCCATTAAGTCAATTAATATTAGTCATGATGTAAACATTACCACTACTGGTTCAAGTATTAGACTTACTCCAGGCGGAACCACTGGTCAAGTTGTAATAGACAACAGTGCATGGCCTACAACACAGGGTTCTGCCAATCAAGTATTACAAACAGACGGCGCAGGTAATTTAAGTTGGATTACTCCAGCAGGTGGCACAATTAATCCTGGCACAACAAATAGAATTCCCTACTATTCTGCTTCTACTACCTTTGATGATACTGCCATTGAAATTATAGCCAATGCAATTAGATCAACAGGCAGTGATAGTCTAGTTCTTAGAACACAGACCGCTGTGGGCATTGAAATTACTAGCAGTAGAATTGGAATTACCAATGTCTTGTCATTAAGTCCAATAACAACTACTCAACGAGATGCAACTACTCCTACCAATGGTGATTTAATTTATAATTCTACTACAAATAAATTTCAAGGTTGGGTAACTAGTGCTTGGGTAGACTTACACTAAGATTTTTGAAGTTTTTTGACGTTTTTTAAAGTTTTGACTTAAATACTCAGTCAGACGCTCTCATGACAACAGACAACAATAGGTTGTCTGTAAATTCAGACAATCTATATTCAAGGAGATAAAAAATGTCAGCAGCAAGTAATTATTTAGAAAATAAAGTATTGGATCACGTTTTACGTGTTGCCAGTTTTACACAGCCAAGCGGTCTTTGGCTAGCATTATTCAACAACACCAGTGGTTCCGCAGCTACTAACCTAGAAGCAGGCACCTTAACTGATGAAACTAGCACATCTGGCACAGCCTATGCACGTCAGGCAGTGACTTTTGCCGCAGCATCTAGTGGTTCTGCAGCAACTTCCGCAACTGTGACTTTCCCAGCAGCAACTGCCAACTGGGGCACAATCACACACGTGGCCATCATGGACGGCGGAACAGCAGGTGCAGGCAATGTGCTTTTCTGGGGTGCAGTAACAACCAGCAAGACCATTGAAACAGGCGATACATTCCAAGTATCCAGCGGAAACTTAACAGTTAGCTTAGCCTAATAACAGCCAGGGTCAGAGACTTGGACTCCTCTGACCCTATTTTCTTAACTTAACGTGGAGCAAGTCACATTATGGCAACAATCGTAACAAGAGCAGGCAAAGGATCAGCCTTAACCTGGACAGAAGGTGATAACAACATCACCAATATTAACAATGAATTGGTCGCAAAGGTAGCCAGTGTCTCAGCAGGCACAGGCATTTCCATAGGCGGAACCAGCACAGCGCCATCAGTGGCATTGGCAAATACCGCAGTATCAGCAGGATCATACACCAATGCATCAATAACCGTAGATGCACAGGGAAGATTAACCGCAGCATCATCAGCATCAACTACAGGTTCAGGTAATGTAGTGTTGGCTTCAAGTCCAACATTAACAACACCTAATATTGGTGCTGCCACAGGCACAAGTTTAACCACAACTGGTGCTAATGGTGTATTGGCTCGCGCAGCTTCTACACAAGATGGTATTGAAATTAGAGGTCGCTCAGGCGGCACAGGTAACTGGGAAACTATTCTTACTCCAGCAACTTTGAGTGCTGATAGAACAGTTACATTTCCAGATGAAACATTTACAGTAGGATATAGAAATTTACCAGCATCAGGAACTAGGACTAGTTCATATTCATTGGCCACTACTGATGTAGGAAAATATGTGCAGGTAGGTTCAGGTGGTTCAATTACCATTCCTAACTCTACATTTGCAGAAGGTGATGCCATTGTCATCGTCAACAATCATACAGCAGGCATTACCATTACCTGTTCAATTACAGATGCATACATTGCAGGCACTGACACTGACAAGGCCACAGTGACATTGGCCACACGCGGTGTTGCAACTATTATTTTTGTATCAGCAACACGTTGCATTATTTCAGGAAACGTATCATGACAGGCGTAATGTGCGCATTTGCTGGACAAAAACCAGCAGCAGTTCAACGAACACAGATTACCTGGGCTACATATGGCAATGCACAGATTGACACTGCACAAAGTAAATTTGGCAGTGCAAGTGGATTATTTGATGGCAATGGTGATTATTTAGAAAGCACAGGCAATAATAGCATTTGGAGTTATGATGCTAATCAAGATATTACTTGGGAATGTTGGTGGAGAAGTCCAACTGCTACTGCACCAGTAATTGGAGCATTGTTTAACAATCCTGGTTCTATGATGTTATATCTAACCAATGTCAGCGGTAATTGGGTTTATGCACAGTGGAGTGGTAGTAATAACTATGTTACATCGTCAGCACTGACAATTTCAGCTAATACATGGTATCATGCAGCATTTACACGCCAAGGCGGAACTATGAAATTGTGGCATAATGGCACTGAGGTTGGCACTGCTGGCGGATTAAGTGGAGCAATATCCGCCAGCAATGGTGCATTGATTGGAAATTATGTTAATGCTTATTGGCTAAATGCACATATTGATGAATTAAGAATTAGCAAAGGTATCTGTAGATACACTAGCAATTTTACACCTTCAACCTCAGCTTTTGTAAATGACGCAAATACAACTTTGTTAATGCATTTTGAAGGTTCAGATGGATCAACAACATTTACTGACGATAATAGTTAATTAAGGAGCAATTGTGGATCAATTTTATTATGAAGAAGGCTATATTGAAGCCAAGTATTATGTATATGTGGCCTCAGCCAAAATTGATCTCACGCCTTATATTGATGAAGGTTACATAGAAGCCAGTTACTATGAATATTATGGTAGCACTGGCACACTGATCTGTGATGCAGAAATTGTTTCAGGTGTTACAGTTGAAGCCAACGGCAGTTTTAGCAGTGCTGCCACGTTGGCTGCTGTGGTCTACAATATCAAACAGTTTGACAGCGCACAGTCTGCAGCATTTGCACAGACTACAGCAGGTAGTAAAACAGTTGATCTCATCATTGACCTTGGTGCTGCATTTACACCTACACTCTCAGTCATTGTCTATAAAAATTACACAGCGATCATAGATTCCATAACCACAATGACTGTGGATGCTGTGGCTAATAGAAGTGCAAACATTACACTTGACAGCATTCTTAATGTATCAAGCCAAGCAGTGAAAACTGTGGATATTACCAAAACTCTATCCGCAGAATTCACACAGACTGCCACAGGCACTCATACACACTACATATTAGCCACACTTCAATCAGAATCAACACTAACTGCAGATGCATTAAATGTTCAATTTGCACAAGCAGCACTAACCACAAACGCTACTCTCTCAGCCACAGGATATCTCAGCAATCGTCGCCCACGTGTTTACACCGTCAGTGGCTCAGCTGCTATTAACACCTCTACTAAGAAATGGGGTGCTGGTAGTCTGTATGTTCCTGCAGGCAGTTATGCCTATATGGGAGATAGTGCGGATTGGGACAATTGGGCTACTATTGATTTCTGGCATTATTCTACATCTACTAATACACAGACTTTTATCAGCCAAGGCAATACTGGTGGCAATACCAGTTGGAGTCTGCAGGTAGTCAACAACAGATATTTCTTTAACAGTTATAATAGTGGTGGCACACAATTATCTACTAGTTGGGATATTGTTACTACCAATACATTTAACCATGTGCGTTTGATACGCAATGGCACCAGCATCTTTCTTTATGTCAATGGCACCAAGTTAACACCTATCAGTGGTGGAACCATACCAAGTTCATTCCGTGATTCCACACAACCAGTTTATATTGGTGACGGTCTGTTTACAGAAAGTGGTGACTTTTACATTGATGAATTATTGATACGTGATGATCTAGCACTTGGTAATGGATCAGCGTCAACTATTACTGTGCCTACTGACAAATGGTTACCAGAAAGTCAAGGCAACATATTAGTTCTAAGTCATTTTGACATTGACCTCAGTGATGACCTAGGCTTACTAAAAACAGCAGACAGCACACAGTCTGCAACATTTACACAGTCAACTACTGCATTCAAGATCACAGAAGCAATGAGTGGACAGAATGTCCAATCCACTGTCAGCATATTGACCACAAACATCATTGATGGTCAAGCACAGTTAGTAGTAGAAGGATTCCAAGTATTTGCTGGCACACGCATACAACAGGCACAAGCAGCCCTCAGCAGTGAATTTACGCAGACCACAGTAGCTGGTCCTGTGCGTGATGCCAATGCTGCATTGTATGAAGAAGTAACTTTAGTTGCCAATACAAATCTATCAAGAATACGCGAAGCCAGTGCTGCATTCTCTGCATTCAATACAGAGTTGATAGAAGGAATGCGTGTTAGATTAGCACAAGCTAATTTGACCACAACTGCCACAGTCTCAGCCTCAGCAGACAGAATCAGAGGTATTACTAGGACATTATCAGTCACAACAACATTGACCGCAGATGGTCGTGCATTTGAAGGTAATCTAAACATAACCAGTTGGCTATTTGGTATAAGAAATGATTCAAGTGACATTTATTGGTGGTTAGAAGATTTTGTGTTAGATGAAACCAACGAAATTATCTATGAGTTAATGGGATTAAATCTCAACACCAATAACTTTGATGGCAGTGCTATTGTTGCTAGAAAAACCAAGACTGGTGAAGAGTTATGGGCCAAGTTTTATCAGTTTGATCGTGGTCAAAGCACACAGAATGAAGCCATTGTCAGTAACCTAATCAAGAAAGGTGATAATCTATATTGGGCAGTAAACAATTTTACAACCACTGCAGGTTGGTCTAGCAATGTCTATAGATTAAACATCAATACATATACATTGACTTCATGGACTAGTCCAATACAGACAGTTGAAAAAATCACACATGATGGCACAGACATTTATCTAACTGGTTGGCAGGGTATTGCACAGGTCAATTGGGCCGCAGCCAAGATCAATGATTCAGGCACTAGACTATGGCATAAAACAGGTGCTGTGGTCACTAACCAACCTCATAGAGGCTATGGTATTAGTGTGTTAGGTAATCATGTATATCTAGCTGTAAATTGGGATCTAGCAGAATACAGTCAATACTATAAACTAGACAAGAGCAATGGTGATTTGATCACTGCCATTGACTATAATTTTAACGTAAACAATTTGATCATTGACAGTCAAAGTCAGATGTGGGTCAGTGGTAGATATAAATTTGCAAGATTAAACACAGACCTTACCATTGGTCTAGCCAAACAGAGCAGCGTAATCATTGATGACATTGCAGTTGATCCTAGCAATACCAAAATCTATGTAAATGCCTCAACTAGTTTGTTTAGAGCCAACTATATCAACAACACAGTTGATTGGGCCAGCACATTCAGTGATGACCTAGCCTATACAGACAATGATGAGCCCAAACGCAGAGGACAAATTGAATTTGAATTAGAAGGTCCCAAGTTCTATTGGACACAGCCATACAATGCCAAGAGTCAAGGTATAACTGCTGTTGGTAGATTTATTGAAGACACAGGTGGATTGTATTTTACCGACATTCCCTATAGATTAGGTCTAACTGGTAATTGGAGTTATTCACAATTAACAGCGCCTAACATACCTAGCCTAAGTGTGTTTACACCTATCAGCACTGCCAACACCAATACATTGGGCAGTGCTAATCTAGGATCTGGCACATCAACCACTGAAATCTATCCAAGTTACAGCAACTATCGTTACGTGTATGCAGTTTGGGCTGTTGGCGTATTGTCAGCAGAAACTGCATTGAGCCTACCCGCAGTCAAGAGATTCAGAGGTTATACTGCTAATCCCACAGCCAATTTTACACAAACTACCACTGGCAATGTGGCTAGATTAGCACAAAGCAATCAGTCTAGCGAATTTACACAGACCACAGCAGCAGTTAAAACTGTGAGAACTGGCAGCACAGCCAATATAGTAACCACTGTCACAGCAGATGTAGATCGTCGTCGTGTTGCAGACAGCAACATGTCAGTGACCGCCACGATCTCTGCGACTGGTCGTGTGATAAGACGTGCTGACGCTAGTTTGACCAGCACTGCCACACAGAACATAGACTATACCAGAATCCGTTTGAGCGACAGTATACTAGAAGTAGCTGCTTCAACACTGACCGCAGCAGCAGTCAATGCCACTGGCACCATACTGATGGAATCCACAGCCTCAATGGTCACAGCTGCCACGGTGTTTAGAGATCAAGCAATACCATTATCCGCTGAATTTGCACAGACAGCGTCAGGTGACAAGACTGTTGATTTCCAAATAGCCGTCACAGCCACTGCTGCCATAGTCACAGACAACATCAGAGTCAGATTCAATTCTGCTGACATAACCAGCACAGCAGCCATTGAGATCAACACAGCTCAGAGCAAGATCACAGGTTATGCAGCCACAATATCAAGTGAATTTAATCAAAACACAGCTACAGAGCAGTCAAGAATAAGATTCAGCAGAGCAGATCTAGCCACAGAATTCCAGCAGATCACTGAGGCCATGAAGGTCAAAGAATCAGGTAGCATAATGCAATCTGCATTTACTGGCGTATTCTTTATAACCAAATTGGTAAATGTAGAAGCTGACTTCTTGGCATTTAACACAGTGGTCACAGTGGGCACTGTATTCAACATACCACCTGAATTGATATTGACTGTGCCATCAGAGACAAGAACTATCAAAGTTCTACCAGAATCGCGCATAATTCAGGTGCCTAGCGAAACTCGCGTAAATATAATATTGAGAGGATAACACATGTCAACCATTACAGGTTATAAACAAGATGCCATTGGCAGTTACATTGAAAAAGATCCTGGAGCACGTCTAATCTATTCAATGGATTGGTCAGATTGGTTGCCTACAGGAACAGCACTGAGCACAGTCAGTTATACCATATCAGCCAGAGCCAATGATGCCAACCCCCCAGTCAAGCACACACAAGGTCTAGCACAAACTAACACTTGGACCTATGTGGAAATATCAGCAGGCACAGTAGGTAAGATCTATACTGTAACAGCCACTATTACCACAGACAGTGGATTGACTGACAAACGTGCATTTAGATTAAAAATAGAGAATCGTAGTCTATGACAGAACCTATAGATCAAGAGCCAGATTTACCCAGTGAAACACCTGAACAGGATCCTAAATTACCCAAATGGGAGTATAAAGCCCGTAAAGATCCCAAATGGGGTGAAGTTACCAAACAGGGACTGATAGTAGGTCGTGGTAAAAATCAACGGGTAGTGCCACCAGATGAAGTTTGGCGATTAGCAGAAATTGGCTGCACAGATAAAGAAATAGCAGAGTGGTTTATGATTGATGAAAACACTCTTAGATATAACTTTAGCGTTTATATGGCAAAAGGTCGTGCAGCACTTAAACGCCGTCTAAGAGCAGTTCAAGTCAGCACAGCACTGCAGGGCAATGCTACCTTGTTAATTTGGTTAGGTAAAAACTATTTGGGCCAAAGTGATAATCCATTGGCTAGAGAAGACAATTTCCCATTGCCATGGGGAGCAGAAGAATAATGCCATTAAGTCAAGGACAATTGACTGTAGTAGATGATCCCAAGCGATTCCGTGTGGTAGTTGCTGGTCGTCGTTTTGGCAAAACACACCTAGCTGTGAGAGAACTATGTTATCATGCCAGACTGCCAGGCAAAGATGTTTGGTATGTGGCCCCTACCTATAGACAGTCAAAGAACATTGTTTGGCGTAAACTAAAGAATCGCCTACAGGACCTACGTTGGACAGAAAAGATCAATGAAACTGAGTTGACCATACAACTAAAGAATGGATCTACTATCTGCCTCAAAGGTGCTGACAATCATGACAGCCTACGTGGTGTAGGTTTGGATTTTATTGTATTAGATGAATTTGCAGATATTGATCCAGATGCTTGGTATGAAACACTGCGCCCCACACTGTCAGACAAACAGGGTCGTGCTCTGTTTATTGGCACACCCAAAGGCATTGGTAATTGGAGTTATGAATTATTTCAAAATAATCTAGATGATCCAGACCATTGGTCAAGTTATCAGTTTACCACCATTGAAGGTGGCCGTGTGCCAGAAGAAGAAATAGAGCAAGCTCGTCGTGATCTAGATGAAAGAACGTTCCGCCAAGAGTATATGGCTACATTTGAAACATTTGCTGGACGTATCTATTATGCATTTGAACGAGGTCTAAATGTTCGCCGTTGGGAAGAACCCATACCTCAAGTGTTATATGTTGGCATGGAT